AAAACCATTCTGAACATAGTCATACAATTCTTTCTCTTCTTCAGGATCATTCACTACATCACAAATTGCTGATTTAAGACTAATGTGCTTAGGAGTAGTCTTATCTGGACAAGTCATAGTATTAATGTTTAGAAAATTGATTCCAACTTTTTCCGCAACATCAGATCGAACACAAACAAAAAACAAACGTTCTCTAGTTTGTGGAACACCATAGTCTGCAGCACTCAATACATGATATGTCGTAACATATCCGGGTTCAATATTTTCAAATGCGTTTTTGAACTCAATTAGTTTCTTTGCAGCTTCACCCATTGTGATGCCTTTCACGTTCTCTGCAATGATAACTTTTGGCTTAATCTCTTTTGCAATTCGAATGTATTCAAAAAACAAGTCTTCAATTGCTTCTACAACTTTACCATCAGAATAGACTTTGACACCAGAACTTACTGTAGACTCAGTAACATGCACAACTTCATCTAATTCAAAATCAAAATGGCTTTCTGCAAAATGTTTCTCTGAACCTTTCCAATTCTTTTCACGCTTACCTGCAACAGAGAATGCAGAGCAAGGAGGCGAACCATCAAGAATATCTAACTCACCCGGTTCTAAATTTGCAACTTCAAGAAAGGTCTTACCTGTTAATGTTTTAATGTCACCAGGAATAATCTTTGTGTCTGGAAAATTCATTGAATAAGTTTTGATTGCTTCTTCAACGAATTCATTGATTGCAATAACTTTACCGCCAGCCAATCGATATCCAGTCGAACTTCCACCACCACCAGCAAAGGTACTAACTACCGTAAATAAATTTCTGTCTGATGATGCTTTTACATCAGCAATCGTATAGTGTTCGTATTTCGCCATAATTTTTCCAGTCCCTATAAACGTCAAGCATACGCTTGCGGTTTTTAATATTGATATCTTTACATTCTAACAGAACTTCGAATGCTTTGTCAATCCCTGCACCAAGCTGAAGGTTGATATGTGGTTTCGGTTTTCCTATCTTTTGGAACTCCGGGAACGCTTCTACAACATGATGTTTCTGGTAAGGTTTATTTAGCTGATACCAATCGTACTGCATGAAAAAATCTTTAATTGTACTATCCAAGTAAGGCGCAATGAAATCTTTTTTATATTTTAAAGAAAGGTATTGTTGCTGCATGTAAGCAACGGGATTGCTATTGCCGAAATATTCAATACGAAACTGATCAAATAATTCTTTTGGTTCTTTGTAATGAATACATGCTTTCTTCGAAACCCCGTAGTATCCGTCTGCCGCCCAGCCAGAGATAACTTCTTTCTCTTCTATTTTTGGATAGACATACAAGAATGGAAACGTACACTCATAATGTGTTTTCTTAATGCAAGCAAACTTAGTTCTTAAAGTATGAAAGTCTTCAATTAAATTATTAATTGGAACTTCAACTTTAGTGCATCTCCAACCCATTATGTTTGATGCATCAATAGCTTTCTGAGAATCATATGTTGGATTGTTTTCTAAACAAAATGTGTATGCATGAACTTTTTTACCAAGTCTATGTGCAGTAAATGCTACAGATAAAGAATCAACTCCGCCAGAGAGTAGAATAGCAACTTCATTCTCTCTGGAAGAATCTTTTATTTTATTCTCTAGTAGTTTATCAATCATGAAGCAATCTTACTGAAATAATGCAACGCATAAGAAATTCCAATCCAGACTGATCGCGATAGTCTTCAGCATAAAAGACTTCTTTAATACCAGAAGCATATATCATTTTAGCACAGTCCATGCATGGCGCACAAGTGACAAACATTGTAGCGCCTTCACCAGATTCATTGGATCGCGCAAGTTTACCAATTGCATTTAATTCTGCATGTAGAACTTCTGGTTTAGTTTTTAAAGTCGTAATTGGAATTTGATCAGAAAAATAATCAACAACTTCATCTTCGCAATTGTTATCCCAATCAGCCGGCATGCCATTGTAGCCAATAGAAATAATTCTATCATCTTTTACAATGATTGCTCCAACTTTCTTTCTTTTTGCACTACTCAACTTTGCAAAGAGTTTTGCAGTTTTCATGTACGAACCAAGATACTTTTCTTTAATCATCAATAAACTCTTTTTGAAACAAGCGACGTTCTTGTATAGTTGGAATTTCAAATGTCTTTCTAGGATTAGCACACATAACGCATTTTGGATTTCCACAACTCATTGGAGATTGTTTTGCTAACTTGTGTGGTTGCTTTACTGGAACATGATTTTCTTTTGCAATTGCAACTTGTCGATTGATATGATTCTCTTTTTGTTGCAAACGGCGAGAGTGTTTGATTTTATGATCTTCATTACTCATTTTGTTATCCTCGAAAAATTGTTGACCTTTTCGAACTTTATTACATTCATGAACTTATCTTGTAGCATATCTCCTTTATGTGATATTACGAATAGATTAGAACCTTCAAGCATTCCAAGAATCTTCATCAGATCTTCGGTTCCATTAGTATCTAGTGAAGAATCAAATATCTCATCAAGAATTAATATGTTTGTGCTTGCAGAATTTTTTAATTTAGCAACTGCTCTCCACGTTAACATCAATGCCATATCGATTCGCTGTTTCTCACCTTCACTAAATGATGCATAAGTAAAATCATCACGATGCCTAGATTTGATTGTCTCTTTGAACGATTCATCCAAATTGAAATTCACAAAGAAGTCTAATGATGCAAGATATTTGTTTACTAACTTATTAATGATTGGAATATATTGTCGAATGATTTTCGTTTTGATTCCAGTATCTTTAAGTAAAGTAGTCGCAACTTCATAGTATGCACGTTCTTCTGTGATTGATTTTATCTCTGTTTCAATTTGTAGTAAATCATCATTAAGCCCAGACAGTTTCGTATTCTCTGTTTGTAAGTCACTCTTGTTTTCTTTGAGTCTTTCGATTTCTTTTTCTAATGTTTTGCTATATCTTTGATTGACAATAATCTCACTCTGCTCTGATGTAAGATTTGAATTCACATCTTGAATCTGATCATCAATCAATTCAATATCTTTCTGTCGATTTAATAATGTATTGATTTCATTTTCAATCTCACCAATAGCTTTTTCAACTTCGTTTAGTTTTTTGTTTCTCTCTTCTACAATATGTAGTTTATGGTCTTCTGCAATTCCTTGCTTGCATGTTGGACAATCATGATTATCATTATAAAAAGAAATATCTGTAGAAACTTTGTTGACAGTCTTTTGTAGATTGCTTCGTATACCAGTTAGTTTAATTATTCTATCTGTGACTTTCTTTTTATCGGAAATCTTATCTCGTAATGTATTCAATTCAGTTTCGTATGAAGTACATTTGATTTGGCTTTCAGCAATCATATTAATTGTGTTAGCTAAATCTTGTTCTTTTAGAGAAACTTGAGTAGCAGTATTCTTTTTGATGTTATCAATCAATTGAATCTGGTATTGAATCTGCTCTTTCTTCAAGTCTGATTGATACTTTGCTTGATGATGACGTTCTTTCAATAAAGCAAACTTATCTTTTAGAACTCCATTCATTCGCGAGAATATTTGAATGTCCAACAAGTCTTCAATGATTGAACGCCTATCGGATGCAGACAATTGCATGAACGGAACGAATGATGCAGATCCCAACAAAACAATCTGAGTAAATGATTTGTAGTTAAGTTTAAGAATAAACTTTTCCAAATACTCTTGATAATCTTTTGCTGCAGCGTCTTGATTGATTAATTCGCCATTGCTATAAATTTCAAACACGTTTGGCTTGATACCACGAACAACTTTGAAAGACTTATTTCCAATGACGAATTCAATCTCGACAACGCAATCTTTTTGATTGATTGCGTTTACAAGCTGACCCTTGTTTATGTTTCGAAATGATTTGCCAAACAATACGAAACACAATGCATCAAGCATTGTCGATTTACCAGAACCATTTGCACCTACAATTAGTGTAGTACCATTCTCTGATAAATTAATTTCTGTATTGAAGTTGCCGGTCGAAAGAAAGTTTTTGAATCTAAGTTTATTAAAAGTAATCATTCTGTATTTTCAGTTGAAAGTGCTTCGACATATAATTCGCGCATTAGCATCTTTAATTTATTAGCATCGACTGGTCCAGTCAATGATTGATTCTCAATAAACTTGGAAAGAATCGTCATTGTATCTTCTGCTTGATTTACAATGTCATCATTATCTTCTGTCATTTGTAGTTCTGTAAAGTCTTCTACAATATTAACATCTGTTGGATTTACTTTGTAGATTTCATCTATTAGTTTTTCAAACACATAAGGATTCTGTTTGTTTAGAACCACAACTTTCACATAAGCATTTGCATATCTAGAGTAGTCTGCACCTTTTAAATCTTCAATCTTTAATTTAGAATCGTCGTAATTGACTCTATAAAACATTCGATTTGGATTCTCAATGTAATCAACTTCTGATGTTGTTGTATCCAGAATTGCAAAATACTTTTTGTCGCGATAGTCAGACCAGAACAACTCATATGGAACTCCGAGATAAACAACGTTATCTTTTTTGGAATGTGTATGAAAATGTCCGCTAAACACTTGATTATACTCGCTTAGAAACGAATGGTCAAGTCCTTCGTGACTTTTGATTTCTCCAATGAACGGAAAGTTTGCTAGTTCAAAGTGACCAACACATAAAGGAGAATTGCTATCCTTGATGAATTCGAAGATTTCTTTCTCATTGCTTTTGCATATCCATGGAATCATATCAACTTTGACGCCATCCAATTCAAGTGTGCCATGAGTTTGCCAAACATGAATATTGTCGTAATCTTTCAATAAAAGTCCGGGAGAATTAATATCCAGACTTTCTTTCCAAAAGATATCATGATTGCCAACTAGTGTGTGAAGAGTGATTCCTTCTTCAACACAGCGATCAAAAAAGTATCTGCGACTCTCTGTCAATGATAGAAAATTGATATACTTGCGACGATCAAACAGATCACCCAACTGAATGATCGTCTTTACATTTCGACGTTCTAGTTCTGGGAAGAATACCCCATTATAAAATTTTTCATAGAATGCATGGAAAACTTTAGAGTCATTTCTGATTCCGAAATGCGTGTCGCCCAGTAGACATACCTTCATTATTCTTCGCCCTCATGTTTCCATTGATAGATTTATTGATTATATCACGGACATTCGTAAGATGCAATAGTGCATGATCTTTCAAATCTTGTGGAGACTTTTTGTTTTCTAAAATCTTGATCCAATGTTCAAGCTGCACGGGCAATGGCGTCTGCATTTTGTTCTTCCTCCATAAATGAATCAAATACGGTATCTTCTTTTTTCTTTTTAGTCTTAGGCGATTTCTTTTGCCTATTGTCTTCAAACGTTACAATGAAGTCACGAATGAATTGTTCCGAATAAGAATCATGAAGAACATCGTTCAAGTTTGATGTAACGTATTCTTCTCCGTTATTCTCAATCAATGAATTGATGACTTCATTCTCCATACTCTTATACTTTATGTATAAATGTTTTTTCTCTTTTTGTATCCTACGAAGAAAAGCATAGTATATGATTTGAGTGAAATATGCAAATGGGTTCTTTGATTTTTCCGGATCAAAGTTATCAATGTAAAGTAAACAGTTTTCAACACCGTCAGATACCATGTCTTCTTTAAATGTGTAATTCGCGAAGTTTGGCTTTCGCGCTAAGTGTGTAGCAATTTTAAAAAGACAATCGCCGATGTATTCTGGAACTCTTGGTCTCTCGGTTTCATTTCCTTTTGATAGAGTGACTGCATTTTTGAATTTTACCATTTCGGATAAAAACTGTTCGTTGTTTACATAGTGTTTTTGTTTAGTGGTCATTTTCGCCTCATTGGTACTTGACATTTACTTGACAGGGGTGTAGAATCAGCGTGTTGGGTTTCAATGAAATACTTTATTAATTACTTTCTCCTCTGTTGATTCTCTAGATGTTTCATATTCATCCTCATCTTCTTCATTGCTAAGACTTGCTAGATGCTCTTGATAAAGTTCTTGATATGATGATACAACAACTGGTGTTGGCTCTGCAACAGCGAAGATTCCGTGTTTAAATATTCTTAATGGAAGAGAATAATTCATCATTGGATCCCACTTTGTAAGTGTTAATCGATATGATGTATCGTTATTATCTGGAGATCTATAAGTAATTATGACTTTCATTGGAAAGTCAACTTCAACATATCCTCTGCTCTCCTGAGCAACATTGCCGATGATTGTGTCGCCATTCGACATTTTAATTAATTTACAAATCATCATTTTTCCTTTAAATTTATATTATAAATTTTATATTCAAACTTTTCGTCATTGTAAATTTTTATGCGCTCAGAGAAATGATCTAGAGTGAAGTTGTTTTTACCATTATAGGATAAATCATCAGCAATGTCAAATAATATAGCTTGCTCTTTATTTTCTCCTAAACGCAATCCTCTACCAATCGATTGAAGAGTTCTAATCTTACTCTTGCTTGGTGAAGCAAAAACAACATTGTGCAAATTTCGTATATTTATGCCTGTCGAAAACGTCCCATAAGAAGCGACGATGATTGCATTATTTTCTGTTTCTGTTAGTCTTCTAACTTCTTCTCTTTCTTCTGCATCAACATTACCATGTATGAAAAATACTGGACGTGAATCTTCATCAAGTGTACTTTTAATTAATTCATGCAGAACTTTACCATGCTTTTCTACGAATTGATAAAGTAGTAGAGTATTGCCTTTTAAATCCATAACAAGATTTCTTATGAATCTATTTCTGGACTCTTTACTAATTATGTAATCGATTTCCTCTTGATATCGATAGCCTTTGCATTGTTCGCATGATTGTTTATTGTGCTTTAGTATAAGTGCTTTAATCTTAAACTTTGCTAGTTTACCTTCATCAATTAGTTTCTTTGTTGTTGTGATTTGCTTTACTCTACCAAACAATCCTTCAAGCACCAGTTTATGTGTTTGTGTGCCGTCAAGTGTTCCAGTCAAACCAAAACGATATGCACATGTAGTCATGTTTGTTAATATTGTGGTGAGAGATTTTGCTTTAAACAAATGCGCTTCATCTCCTACAATCAAATCAAACTTATTAAACCATTCTTTTGGCATCTTGTATACAGATTGCCATGTCGATATAATGATTGGTAGATTTGTATCTTTCTTTGATCCAGCAGTTATTTGATGTACTTTAGCATTGCTATCGTATCCATACGATTCAAAGTCTTTATATAATTGAGCAACAAGAGAGATTGTTGGAACAATGATTAATGTTTTACAATTTAAATATCTCGTAATGAGATATATGATTAGAGACTTACCAGAAGCTGTTGGAGATATTAACAGTCCTCTTCTTGCTCTTATTGCATAGATGAATGCATCTAATTGATAGTCTCTGACTTCAAATGGTAATCCAAGAGTATCGATGAATTCTTTAGCATCATTAGTAGAGAATTCGTCATATAGATCAACAGACTTATCAAATACTAATTCATAGTCTCTTTCTTTAGCAAAACTAATAAGATATGGTATAAGACCATAGTATAGTTGTCTTGTAGCTAAAGTGAATAGGCGAATCTTACCATCCCATATCTTATTGCGATATGCTGGCATGAATTTGTATCCTGGAACATAAAACGTAAAATATTCGTTTAGATCCATTGCGCTAGAACCTTCGCATTCGATTCTAGCGTATACTTCATTTAATTTAGAGACTACGAGTTTATTATACACCTTGTGTGAACTTCTTCCATTCTATAGCATTTTTAATTTGAAAATTTCTTTGATTGATGTTTTTAATAACTTCTTCAAGAAAGAATATTTTCTCTTTTTGATTCGTCTGGCGAACGTTTGATTGTATAATCTCTTTGTCAGAGTCTAGATACATATCAACTTCATTCTTCATTAGACGTTTCATAAAAGGTTCCCAATTCAATTCGTCCAACTCTTCTTGCGACATTTTACCATTATAATATTCGTACTTCTTTAGTTCCAACTCTTTACTTTGAAATTCAAGAGCCTTTAATTTTCTACGCTCATCAAAATAAATTTTAAGATACTTGCTATGTAGTTCTGGAATTTTGAGTGATTCTAAACCAAGTTCTGTAGAATCTACTGTAGAATCTTCTCGCCACGCATCCATAATTTGATCTAAAGTCATGCATCACCCTTTCAATGAAATGATCTAACATCATATCATAGTTTTAAACAGGTGTCAATTCGTAGTATGTGTAATTGAATGTGGCAGATGAAGTGACGAATTCTTGTGTATCAGTTGTTGTAAAATCAATCCCGCCAAGATCTGTTGGATAGACTTCATCAAATGTTACTTTCCAAGTTGGATTATTTGCATTTGTTTTTATGAACAATGTAGCATCTGATGTGATACTATTAGTTAATCCTGGCTTTTGAGTTAAAGTTCCCAACTTATTAGATGATTTTGGATTTCCTAATTGAAATATCCAATTATAAATTTCATACCACGATTGCATATCTTCATCAACAATGAATGATAGACTTAATGTTCCGAATGTTATGATATCACCAGGAATGCTTATTGCAGCAAACGGAGTGTTTACTTGTGTTGATTGTAATGTGAGTCCTGGTAGATTTACACTCTGAACAAAAAATGTAAAATTGGGAATTCTTTTTAACGTAAATTCAAATTTATTGTTAGAAAGAAAACTCTTATTGATCGGTGGAATGTCCATAATTATCTCCTTTCACATATTTATACAGAAATAAAAAGGGGATCTTAAATCCCCTTTAGACCAATCAAGTATGTATTTTCATTTCAATCGGAATGTCAATTTTAACCATCTTTTTTGGGAAAAATAAAGACATGAAAAAATCAATGATAAATTTAAACATAATTTTAGACTACTGTAACCGACAATGAAGTTGGTACATCAATGATAACATTAGGTACAACAACTTCTTTAACTTCTGGTTCTGCAACATCTGCAGCAATTGAAACCGATCCTGTGATTGGATCGCCCAAAACAACTCCATTAGCATCAACTGCTGCTGCAGTAATAACATAATCACCAGCTTCAACATTAGCAAAAACTACATCATATGGTGCAGCTGCTAAGTATTGAACGCGAGAATCGCCTAGACTAACCCGAATTCCACCAGAAACAACATTGCTTTCAAACTCATGCTGTTCTGTTACGATTGATACTGTTACTGTATGTGCCATGTCATTAACTCCTAAAAACAAAAAAATTAAAAAAATAATAATGTAAACGAACTGTCACAAATTATCATCGTAAAAAAAGGGGATCTTTTGAATCCCCTTTTAAAATCACTCTTACGGTGATTTAATCAAATTACATTAGATTTGTAATTGAAATTCTACGGTAGTAGATGTTCTTATTAGCAAATGCCAATGTTCCGTCAGCTGCAGATGTTGCGAATGGGTTTGCAACCATTCCGTAACGTGTCTTGAAACCGATCTTTGGCTGGAATGTATCCTGGCCAACTGCACGAACCATTTGTAGAGGAACGTATGGGCAGTAGAACAAGCCAGCGTCAAAAGCTGATGTGCCTTTGTAGCCGATTGTTGCATAATGTGTGCCAGATGTAGCTGCGAAGTATGGATCGATATAAACTTTGAAACGTCCATTTAGAACACCAGCAAATGTGTTGCCTGTGTCATCAACTTGTAGGCTATTTGCTAGAGCAGGTGTATAATCAAGAACACCAGCCATTTGCAATGCAGAAGCAACGTCTGAAGAGCAAATTAGGATGTTACCTTTACCACGGCGTGTTGCTTTAGCAATTGCGTTAGCTTCGCGCTCTAGTTGGAACATTAAGCCCTTGAACTTCTCAACTGACCAACGACCGTTTGAGTCAACGTCTAGGTTGAAAGTACCAGCTGTTGTAACGTTCTCTTGTGCACCAACTGTTGCTGTCAAGTTAATTGTACGAACGACTTCACGATTGATCTCAGCTAGGATCTCTGTCGAAAGAATGTTCGCTAACTCTTGCTCTGCGTCAAGACCGTGAACTGCTTTCAAGTCCTGTGCTAGTTCCATTGTGTACTCAGCTTTTAGCGCACGGCTACGAGCTGTTACAGCAATCTTTTCAATTGAGAAAGCCATTTCTTGGAACTGGTTACCAGCTGCATCGCCAAGTGCTTCAGCTTGTGCAGTTGTCATACCTGTACCGCGTGTGTACTCAGTACCAGCAGATAGATCAGCAGGAGAAGCACCAGATTGTGTAACTGCGTTTGTTGCATTAACAGACGAGAATGCTGTGTTAGCTTCGTTAAACAACGCTTCTGTTTGTGTCTGACCTGTGTAACGTGAACGCATTGCGAAGATCAAGCCTGTTGGACCTGTCATTGGCTGAACACCACAAATGTCATAAGCAATTAGATTAGGAGCAGCGCGGCGAACTAATGAAATTAGAACTGGATCGTAAATGTCGATGTTGCCATCACCAGCTGTAGAAGAAGATGCGCCCATTGCGTTAGCTGGGGATGCTTCTGTTAGTAGTGATGTTTGATTACGATAACCACCAGAACCAGCTGCGTCTTCGCGACATGCACGTTCTTGGTTCTCAAGAAGTTGTGCTGTAACGGAACGCTTGTGTGCGTCTTTGATTGTGTTTAGATCAGGATGATCTAAGACTGGTGACCATTTTTTAATAAGATTTTCGATAGCCATTTTATTCTCCTTTGAGATTTATGTTTAATTTATTTATAAAAAATTATTTTTTGAGTGTTCTAGAAATATTCTGAACATAATGACTCATAACAGGAGAAAATGACTCTTCTAATGTAGATGTTTCTTCATCCATTTGATTCGATTTTGTTACAACTTCATCGCTGTCAGACTCATCAAAATATTTCTTTTTTGTCAAAAGAAGTTTCTGCTTATAATCATTTTCTGTGATGAACTCAATGTTCTCAGACAATGATTTAAGTTTCGCCAATTGAACTTCAGTCAATCCTTCTGAAATGTCAGCTACGATTTTTTCTTTCTTGTAGCCATTAATTTCTTCTACTAGAGAGACATTATCTGTAATAGCCTTGTCTAATTCAGATTCTAAAATTTCAACTTGTTGTGCAAACTCTTCAACAATTTCAACTTTGTCTTCTGGAATATCAACATAATGCTCAACAAATAAATTCTTTAGTCCAACCATAAAGTCTTCAGCTAATTCAGCTTTAATGCCTGTCTCGATAGCTAGTTGGTTCTCTTCCATCCACTCTGTAACAACGTACTCTAAATACTCATCAATTTTTGTAACTAGATTTTCGTTGATGGATTGAACTTCTTCAACTAGTTTCGCTTCGAATTCTTCTTCTAGTCTTGCTGTTTCTTCAGAAACTTTTGCAAGAATTGCTGCTTCAAAGATTGATTTAGCATTGCTTTTGAATTCTTCAGAAAGCCCTTCGCCAGAAAAAATAGCAGCGATATCAGCATTCGTGTCTTTTAATTGTTCTGTCATGACAGTCTCCTTGTAAAATGCTTTAATTTATTGATAATGTATTTATAAAATATTATAGTTTTGAAATGAAATCTTTGAAAACTTGGATCATATTTTCTTCTAAGTTCTTCTTAGAAGACTCTTTAATGATCTCTTGATGTTTTGCAATTTCAACTTCTTTTAGAATTCCATTATCCCAAATCCATTGTTTGTTTTCCATAACCGCTCTAACGTATGCATCAGGAGCAGAAGGATCTGCAACAATATCAGCAGCAGTAGCAAGATAGAAATCGTCCATGACTACATTGATTCCGTCTTTTCTCTTTTCCATTGATCCAAGACCGCGAGTGGAGACACCTACAGTAGCACCTTCACTTAGTAGATTCTTTACAATGTTTCCATATGGTGTGTCCATGATCTTTGCTTTACCGATGAAATCATTTCCATCTTGACGCAACTCTTTAATCATGTGAGAAACACGTTCTAAATTAATTGTTGGTCCTTCTGGATGACCTAATTCACCATATGCACGATTCTTATCAATGTATTCTGTTTTGTATCTTGTGCTTTCTTTTTGTAGAATTGGAAGTGGATACATTCTGTTGTTTCTATTCTGGCGTTCAGCTTGCATGAAAACGCCTTCGATATAATATTGTTTACCGCCAGCTTCTGCTTGTTCGATAAAGAATTTAATCTCTTCGTTAATTTCTTGAATTAGTTTCATTTGATCCCCGCAGACTTTCGTTTTTTGATTGACATTGCTCTTTTTCTCAATATAGTCGCAATTTTCGAAACTCTTTTTCTTGCGCCTGATACTTGACCATGTTTACGATGCATCTTTTCTTGCGAAGACATTTTCACAAGTTTCCCATTAACAACTTTATATCCAGCCATTCTTGTCACAGCAACTCTTCTTTGAACTT